CTTTCGGAGAAGCAACATCCCATTTGAACTTTTTAAGAGCTTTCATCGTGACACCAAATGAGGTGGTCTCGGACATTGAAGTGAAAGGTTCAATAATCCTATAAGAATTGCCAAAAATGTTGCTAAATGGTAAATCTTCTATTGGTATTTCTAAGGCATCCATGAGGTGTCCAATTTCTTCCTCTGTTGCTTCTTTTATTTCTTGTTCACCAAGAAATTTGTCCCAATTCTCTAAAATTAATTTCATTTTTTATCCTACAAATATTTTAAGTGGTGTCTCGGTTACAATAGCCTTCGCATTGTCAACCATTTCTTTATCCGTTGCCAACAGTTTATTATACGTCAATTCATCAAGAATTGTCTTTAATTCGTCTCTTAATGATGTCTGCTCTTCCTTAGCCTGCGAGAGCAAATCAGATGCGTTTAAGCTCACATTCTCTCCAGGAATCGGAACGTTTCCACCAAATTTTCCTCTTATCTGGCCAAGCGTTTCTTTGCTTAATGCGAGAGCGAATCTTCTGATCCATTGATGCCCAATTGAGTTGATACTTTCATAAGGAATATTCTCAAACGGAAGGGTGTTCATGTTGTTGATTCCATCTTGACCATTATTATCGTCATCTTCCCAAATATCACTTGAATCGACCGTAAATCTAAACCAAAACTTCTCTGGAGAGACGTTGTCTGGTATTGGATACAATCTCAATTTATTATCGATAACTTCATAGCTATAATGTGATGTGCGAGTATACAAATGATCTTCATATGAAATAGCTTGAATCTTATTTTGCCACGAAGGTATCACTTGGAAAGAGGAATCATCAGCATACTGTCCATAGGTGTGCATATCTCCAACAACATTGAGTCCACCATAATATCCATAGAATCTCCACATTTGACGAGGAGTAACATAATAAACATTACGAATTTTTACTCTTCTATTATCGACAATGGTACCGTATTTTGAATCTGCCTCTAAAATAGCTTGAAGGTCATAATCCTGCTGATCCGCAACAGTTGTGACGGATGCTGAGTAAATCGTTTGTGTACCGCCAATACCAGCCTCTGTTGCAAACTTATCTCCAATCCTAAAAGCAATCTCAAAATTAAGCTTTGGGTATTTAAGCTGCGGGTGGGATCCACTAAGTGCGTCACCATCGGCAATCTGTCCCCTGTGATTGAAAGACCCGGTAGAACCGCCGAGAGCAGATCCTAGGATGTTCTTTGATTGGTGGATGTTAATGAGATAAGAATATTCTAAAACTGCATCTTCAAAATTTGCATAAATGTTTTCTTCTTTTAATTCGATATCTAAAACATCTCCGCCCAATCTTTTGTATGTAAAGGCAACTTGAGCAGTAGCTCCGGATAAAAACTCTGCGGAGTCTTTATAAACACCCAAAGGCAGCGCTGCGGCAACATTTGAAAAGGTTCCTGTGATTGGTAAAACAATTGCGGATGTTTGAGAAGTTGGTGTTAAAGTGGGTAAAGACATTCATGTTCCTCCGTGTCTTACCTAAATAGTTTATATAAAGAGAAAGCCTCTATTTGGAGGCTTTGGTTTCTTTTGTTGTTGCTTTCTTTTTCTTTGCGGCAACTTCTTTCTTTTTTCGAGCGGCTTCGGCTTTCTTTTTCTTTTCAAGCTCGGCTTTGCGTTTCGCCTCTTCCTTCGCTTTCTTTTCTGCTTCGGCTTTTTTATTTGCCTCTTCAATCAAGCGTTGTTTTTCGGCTTCCGCTTCTTGCTTTGCTTTTTCGATTGCTTCTCGCTTATCGATCTCGGCTTGAACTTCTTTTTCAATTCCAAAACGACGAGCAACCTCAAGAGAGGGGACCTCTCCTAAGATGCTCATTCGTTTAAGAATGGTTCTAGCTCGTTTATTGCGCTTCCCCATTAGTTACCTCTAAGTTACATCACCGGCTGTGCGACCGAGAGCAATTGCTAACCAATTGGTTCCGTCCGAAATAACCTCTACTTGGATTCCCTCTTTGGCGCCCGACAAAATAATGTCATTGGTAGCACCAAGGGCCGTAAACCCTCCAGATATCTCAAGTCCCTTTACAGGCTGGCTACCGACAGCTATGGTTACGTCATTGCCGCTATCTGAAATGCGAACAACCTTGCACCACCAACCTTTTCCGGCAGCGGCAGGGGTAGGTAAAGTTACTGTAATTGCCCCAGCTGCCGGGTCAGCAGTAAAAACAGTTCCACAATCATGAATCTCAACAGTTTTGTCAGCAGTAAGTGCTTCAATTTTTTTCCTATCAGCAGAATATCTTCCAGATTTTGACATAATTTATTTCTCCTTAAATTAATAATAAATTCGGGCTTCTGCCCATTCAGTAATAAGTAGTTCTTATTAACAGAAAAACCCCCCAACCAAAATAAATTGGAAGGGGGCCCTTTTTTGGATTTCTAATCAGCTAAGATTAGTATCCTCCAGACTCACCAAGAAGTCCGCGAACGATAACAAGACCGTACATGTCAGGACGAACCATCTTCTTCGCATAGCGAGTCATGACGCCCTTACGAGGTACAAAGTCTTCAGGTCCGAAGATCGTAGGAGTAGTTTGTAGAGGCACGTAAGGTGCATATACATAACCAGACTCAAGGAAAGAACTTCCTTTACGTCCCATGAGGATAACGTTACGTGGGAAGTAAGGATCCACGATAACATCCCATTTACGACTAATAGAACCAGTCTTAACAGCTCCGATGTCACCCTTGTCAGCATCAGCAGTTACGTTTGCACGGAATCCGCTAGTGAATTCAAGAATGTTAGCAACTTCAGGAGAAACTACACAAAAGTTAGCTCCACCACGAAGTGTCTTACGGTGAATTTGAGCAGAGATATCATTCATTGTTTCAATGAGAGTCTCATACCATTCAGATACTGTTCCAGTGAAATCAGGAGCAGCCGCTGTTGCACCAAGCTCAGATCCGGATGATTTGTCAACAAACAATCCAGGAGAACGAGACCAGTAATAAGTACCAGCTTTTGCACCGTTCACAAGATCAGCAAGGATCTCACGATCGATTTCAAGAGCAATTTGCTCAGAAAGGATAGAAGTCAATTCAACCTCAGCATCCAAGTTGTGATAAGCGTTCAAGTCTTGTCCAAGTTCTGGAGTCCACTTAGCTTTCAACTTCTTGGTTTGAGCAGTGATTGCTGTAGAATCGACTTGGATATTGATCTCTGGAATAGTTTCATTATTTTCCAAAGGCCATGGTTGAGCACCTTCAACTCCACCGAGAGCAGCAGCAGTTGCTTGGAACTTATCCATACGAGGATAAGAAACAGCACCAAGAGAGTCATTGGTTGCAAGAGCAGCAGTACCAGCAACATGAGTAATTGCAGTCCCTGCAGTGTTGACAAGAACAACACGGATTGTATCACTATCAACTTTCTGTGTCAAACGACGAACCTGATCTGTGTTAGCTACCAAAGTTGTAAGAGCAGAGCTGTTGTCGATAGATATGATACCGACCCCAGAACCAAGATCAATTGCATGAAGCGCATCTTTGTTCAAATTAGCCAAATTAGCATCTGCTAAGTCAAGTACTGCAATCGCATAGCTGCCATTAGCAAGAACGTCCACATCATACTTGATAAGTTTCTTTTCTGCTTCTGTAAGAGCACTAACGAGTTTACTTGCAACTTGAATAGCTTCAATTTTAAGACCAGATGCTGTTCCATCAGTTCCAGAAGGAACTACAGAACCAGTAGCGTGTGAGTAAGCATTACCCATCATGTACATACCACCACCGTCTTCGGTGAGATCTGTAACACCTGTGATAAGGCCAGACCCTTTAACTCCGCCACCATATAGTGAATCAGCAGAATCCGCACCATTGCGAGTACTGTCGTAAGTAAAGTCAAGGAAGAAGATAAGACCACTAGGTAGGCTCATCGGTTGTACACTAACAAGATCGTTAGCGATAAGTCCGGCGAATACACGACGAACGATTGGGAAAGCAACAGCAGCGAAACCCTCTACGCTTCCACCAGCCATTGTGCTAGCTTCACGAAGAAGTTCTTTTGCTTGATTTTCGAGCAAGCGAGCCATAGAAGCTTTTTGCTGCTCGTTTTGAAGACCTTCGAGTAGACCGGTTTTTCCCCATTTAGAAAGAAGAGCTGCGCCTTCCTTCTTCATGTCACGGTTTACGATGCCTTCTGTGAGTGTTTCTATAATAGACATTTTTTAACCTCCTTAAATAATTGTTATTTAATGCCTGCAAGTTTTTTCATGTGATCGGCAAAATTATGCTCTTCACTTTCATTAACTTGCGATTTTCTACGTGGCAATATGCCTGAGAGATTTGATTTTCTTTGGACGGACTCGCTTAGGGTTCTGGGAGATTTATTCTCTGTACCAGAAGTTACCGTAGCATTCAGAGCCTCGCAAAGATTTTTCGCCTCTTCGGGAGTTCTTGCCTTGGTGATGGCTTCGACAATTTTTGACTTTTGTCGCTCATTCAAGGAGGCATC